CAAAAGCACAACACACGTAGACACTATCAAAAAGATGGATACAAATGCATCCCATCTATTCACATGCTCTAGATCAGGTATGTGCATAGGCGCAGGCAATGAGAAATCCTTTTCAACTCGAGGCACGGTTTCGGCCTTACCAGTAGAACAGGCGATCGCAAGTTTCAGTACGTGATTCGCATTTCTAAAATCGTATGGTATGAGTCTATTGTGGCTACTGTAAAAGAACTGCACTCGTATATCATCTATCTTTTGTTTAGATCCAGAATCAAAGTTGTGCTCTACCGTATCATCACCACTCGAAAAATTAATCACGTCCCCACATACCAAAATTCTACCTGTATAAAATGGAGTCGCGGAGTATATGGTTTTATTGAATTCATCTGAACCACTACTCAATCGTAAGACGAATGCATCCACACCCTGTAAATTTAACGAGCCCGTGGTGATTGATGTGCCCGTTGAAGACACGTTACGCGCTGGAAGCCCGAGTACATCGTGTGGCGTCGTGTATTCACCTGTAGACGTGTATCCATTCGTACCATCGTAAAACTTAAATGTAAATGCATTCGTTGCACCGAGGGTTATGGTGTTCAAGGAAGAATCGTACGTGTTGCTCGTGATAAAATTGGATCCACCCACGGCCGTGTTAATGGAGGTTTCAAGTGTTTGCGCGAGTTCATCGCCGTCGTAGTTGCCGTTTGGGAGTACAACTTCGTAATCACTCGTACTATCGTTGAAAGTAAAGGTATTGTTTCTATCGTGAATAAGCAATTGACTATTGTGTACACGCGCAGACACGAGTGTTATCTTTGAAACGTCATACACGGGGTTTGTGAGTGACATCGTATAATCACTTGGATCCGGGTAAAGTATCGGGTCTCTTTCGCCACTATCTATGTCTAGTACATGGACCTTCATTAAAATATATGGACAATATTTTAATGAGTGTTAATACTCATACTATTATTATTTAGGAAAGGTGGTGGGCGAGTGGGTTATTCAACAATTGTCTCTTCGCCACATTCAAGCTGGAATTGGATGCATATGGATTCGCGTTACCCTTGTGTGGGTTGAAATCGTGGTAAGAATCATTCGTGTATTGCTGCGTCCAAGCGCCGTTCTGGGGGTTGACCCGACCGTCTACCCGAGTTGTATCGAGTCGCACGTTCGTGAGCATACCCCCTTGGTTGAGTGCATCGGCACGAACATTCATTCTACCTGGAGCGGACATACGGTTAGCCTTACCACGTCTTTCATCTGGTCTGAAACCATACTTGTTGAGTTCTTCGACCGTGTGTGGAGAGGCGTATGTACGTTTTTCTCCGATAGCCACCGCTGGAGACTCGAGGTAACCGTGTCTGAAGCTGTGAATACCTGGTTGTGGTTGGTTTCTGTAGGCGTATTGTTCAATGTTACCATCCTTCTTGTTTCTCGTTGGATCTTGTGGGAGCGTTTGACCCGACACAATTCGCTTGGCTGGAGCAACACTGAGTGTGTCCGTGCGAAGACCGGTTTCCGAACGGTTGGTTGTGCGCTTCGTCTTTTCGTGTTCTCCGCGTGGAGTTCTACCAGACATACCTTGCGCACGCCCAAACGTAACTGGAAGGCGTTCGGGCAAGAAGGCCGTCTTCTCTGGTCGATTATGAGACACGAGACCAACGCGTCCACGTCGACCACCCTTCGAATCGTACGCTGGACCAGATCTACCTGGGAGTGTAGTCAATCTGTAAGCGCCAACATTTTCTGGATTCACACGCAAAAGCTGTTGGTAACCACCGTAAGACTCCACATTTGGATCCACACCCAAACCTGGACCAACCAATCTCTTTTCAATTGGAGAAAGGTTGTTCATTCGACCTGTATCATACATTCTGTTTCTCATATTAAGTATTTCACCACCCGCACTCTTTTGTTGGGGCGCGATGTCTCCAAAGTTACTCACGACACCCTTATTTATGTAAGGTTGTTCGAGTGGGTATTCTTTGAGAGGCGCCGGAGCCTCTTGAATGTCTGGCGTGAACACTTCATTCGTCGCCTGAACTGGTGGTTGTTCATATCTTTCCACTGGTTGACTGAGTTTCCGACCTGCGTAAATAAGACCGGCTATAGCTGCAACAGATATGGGATCAGCCATTCTTATTTCTTATTGATATTTTTATTTACGTATCTTTGTGTAAAAAGACCATTTTGCAGTTCAGCACGGGTACTCATTGGTTCGTAGCTCATGCTTTGCAAAGGCAACTTACATTCCATATTTTGGAGTGGGAAATAGTTGTTTTCGTAAGTTCTCGCGAGAACCTTGTTGAAACGAGAAGTCGATTGTGGTCGGAGCTCATCACTCGTTTCGATAAATTCCGCTGGGGCACCCTTACCAGCCATGTATGGCGCGGTTCCGTAAAGAGTTGTGTTTGGTCGACTCGAGCCATAGTTAAGAGTACTGGGCTGAGGGTACACAAACACTTCTTCGGTTGCGCAGTTCACTGGAACGGCTGGGTTTTGAACCAACTTAAGACCGGGCTGCAATTGGTAAGCCATTTATTATTACATAAGATTTATTTATCTAGGCGTGCGTGAATCCATGCATACCACTTCTCTTGTCTCCGTTTGGATCGAGGCCGGCAAAGGCTTCGAGTTGGACACCTCGGGCATTTGGATCGCACATGGTTGGATCAGATTTGCACATGGGTTGGTTTTTGCGTCCATACAACCACTCCGCAAATCCAGTTTGATCGCTCACTGCGGTAGTCACCGGGCTGGAAACAAATTGCCTAGACACGGCGTTTTGTTGGTATTTTGGCAACGTAGATCTAGAGCGAGCTGGTCCAAATGGTGTGTTACCCACGACCATGTTATCCACTTGGGTACTCACATCTGGGTACGCACACGCACCTGGACGCTCTGGGTTATCACCCATCAAATAATTCGACATTGGGTTGTCTCTGGTAGGCAATTGGCAATTGTTATTCGCTGTATTGTAGTATTCAGCCCCACCCTTCACCATTTGAGACTTTTCCATTATATAAAGAACACTGAGTGCGGTCGCAGCGAGAATGAATACACGAACATCACGCTTGATGATGTAGTGTACGCACGCGGCGTAGATGATAAATCTAGAGGCCGCGTTCACACGCTCGGCTGAGGACTGTAATTTAGTTGGCCAGAATTCTGGGACTTTATCCGTTCTCACGAGTTGTTTAGGATCATTGAACCAAGAGCTCATTTATATATATTACGTTTATTTTTTCAACATACCACCCAGCATACCTTGCATGGTCTTCATGAGAGCGGATTCATCAATACCGGAGCCATCACTTTCCATTTGATCGGCACATTGCTTTGCAACCTTTTCAATCATGGAGAGAGTGTCTTCTGGGATACTACTGATAGTTGTACCGAGCATGTACAAGGTTTGAACATATTGCCAAATAGCATCCTTTGTACCATCGGAGATGCTGGACCAATGACCTTCGAGGTTAATATCCTTCAAAAAGTCCAAATTCTTGAATTCGTTGATGAAAAACGTATCATCCTTGGCGGAAATCTTATCCGAAAATGGAGACACCCCCGCCATGAAACCGTCTACGACCAGACGCGGGTTAGTCTGTCGCATGAGTTCAAATCCCGACATACATTTCTTGATGCCCTTTTCTTCTGGAAACGTTTTGTGCAATTCCGCAAGAAATTGACCCATCATATCATTGAAAGCGTTTACAGAAGCCATGGTTATTAACTATTGAATAATAAGCGATTATTCTTTAAGCGAATGGTTCTGTAGATATGCTTTCTCTCTTACCTAGACCACCTGAAATTATAAAATAAACAAGAATAGCGTTAAGTGCGGCTGGTTTAGTGTACGCACTGGTTGGTAGCGCACCCTCGTTATTAATCTTCGCCTTTATGTGAATGTAACCAGCCGTAATCAAACCGGCAATTATACCGGCCCAAGCGGGATCTCTCAGATAGTCTTCAAGTTCCATTTAATTATAACCAACTTTTTTTGCACGAGCATCTGATGCGTCTGGGAAAAGGACGTCGTCATCCTCTTCTTCGGTCATCTGCGGCTCGGGCATTTTCACGTTACTGATCGTCTTAAACTCGTTATCCAAGTGCGACCCACCTTCTGATGGTTCTTCCATGGGTGGTGGCATCATGGGTTCTTCAGTTTCCCCCATTGGTTCCGAATCCATTTCTGGTTGAGGTTCCATTTCCTCTGGTTGTGGCTCCGGCTCAGGCTCCGGTATTTCGTCGGAGAAATCGGGATCTTCCGTGTCTTCCATGGTTTCTCCTATATCGATGTCCTTGTTATCTTGAGACATGTAGGTTTGGAGAATTTGCTGAACTGGAATGAGTTCTCGA